TGGCGGCCGAGCTGGCCCCGATGGACAGTGCCGATGCATGCGCCACCGTGCTGCGTCGCCACAACCGGGCCATTCAAGAGATGCTGGCCCGGGGCCTGCGCGAGAAATTGAGCCTGAAGGTCACCGAATGAGCGACATGCACGACGGCTACTACCTGATGCTCGATGCCTTCGTGCGCGGGATTGAGCCTGACAGCAACTTTCCGGTGGACGTGTGGTCTGACAAACACATGGTTGTGCCCAAAGAAACCGGCGCGTCTGAGCCTGGGCAGTACAAGACGTCGCGCACTCCGCACGCCAGGATGCCGATGCAGTGCTTGAGCGCCGACCACCCTTGCAAGCGCATTGTGGTGCGGGGTGCTTCGCAGATGCTCAAGACCCAGGTGGCGCTCAATTTCTTGGGTGAGACCGTGCATCAGCGCCCAAAGAACTTTTTGTGGGTGGTGCCCACCGGCAAGCTGCACAAGCGCGCTGCCTCTCGGATTGACAAGGTGGTGGCTGCCGTGCCGGTGCTGCGCGAGCGCTTTGCCCGCCCCAGCTCGCGGGTGAGCACCAACAACAATGACCAGAAGGCCTACCCGGGGGGCGCGCTGTACATCGTGACCGCTGGCGCTGCTGCCAATTTGTCTGAATTGGCCGTGACCTACGTGGTTTATGACGAAGTGGACCGCAGCAAAGACAACGTGGGCGGGGAGGGCGACCCCAAGGAGCTTGTCGAGACCCGCCAGACCAGCCACGAGCGCGACCGCAAAAGCTATTACCCCAGCTCGCCCACCATCGAGGGCGAAAGCCCGATCACGGACCTGTTCAACATTGGCACCCAGCGCGTGGCCCTGGCCGAGTGCATCCACTGCGGTGACGCCCAGCCGCTGGACTTTTTCACGGAAAGCGGCACACCCCGGCTGATTCGCAGTGAAGACGACAAACAGGCTTTTTACCCTTGCCGCACCTGTGGCGGCCTCCACGGCGAAGGCGACAAGACCCGCATGTTTGCACGCGGGCTGTGGAGCGAAGGCGTGCCCGGCGATGGTGAAACCGAGAGCTTTGACATCAGCGGCATGTTTTTGCCCTACGGCTGGCTGCCCTGGATCTCGCTGCTGAAGCAATACGACAAGGCCAAGGAAAAGCTTGACGAAGGCAGCGAAGAATCCATGATCGTGTTTTACAACACGCGCCTGGCGCGCTGCTGGTCCAGGTCGAAAGAAACCACCCGCTATGAGGCCCTGATGAGCCGGGCCGAGCCCTACCGCTTGGGCACCGTGCCGGCGGGTGGTCTGGTGTTGACCGCGGCCATTGACACCCAGGCCTACCGCCTGGAGCTCAAGGTGGTGGCCTGGGGTGAGGGCATGGAATGCTGGGTGGTTGACTACCACGTCATCCACATCCCGCCCAGCGAAGATGCCTGCTGGGCGCGGGCCGATGAACTGCTCAAAGGCCGGTACCGCCACGCCAGCGGTGCCATGCTGACGATCAGCGCCGCTTTTGTCGACAGCGGCGGCTCCAACACCCAAGACGTGTACAACTTCACGTCAAGCCGCAAGCGCCAAAACATCTTTGCCATTAAAGGCCACAGCCGCCCAAACCGCCCCATCCTCAGCAGCAAGCCCACGCTGGTTGACATCAGTTGGCGCGGCAAAACGCAAAAGCAGGGCGCCGCCCTGTGGTTTGTGGGCCCCGACACCGCCAAAGACTATTTGCAGTCCCGCTGGCCGCGCGCCAGTGGCCCGGGTGCCGTGCACTTCAGCAACGAGCTGCCTGAGAGCTACTACAAAGGCCTGACCGCTGAGTACCGCACTACCGCCTACAAACGCGGCCGCAAGGTGAGCTGGTGGGAGCAGAAAAAGGGCGAGGCTAACGAGCCGCTTGACCTGATGAACTACAACCTGGCAGCCGCTTACCTGTTGGGCCTGCACAAGAAAAACGAGCATGCCTGGCAGACCCTGCGCGGGCGCCTGGTGCCGCAGGTGTTTGACCTGTTTGCCACGCTGGACGTCCCGGTCATTGAGGCTGGCGACGAACTGGACACCATTCCGGCCAACCCCGCCGTGCACACGCCTGCACTTGCCCAGCGCCCCGTTGCGCTGCCCATGCCACCCACGCCACCCAAACCGCCCGCCATGGTGAATGGCCGCATCTCCCTCTCTGGCCTGCGCCGGGGCTAACCCTGTATGAGCAACATTGCCCCCATGTTCCCAAACCAAGACCAAGACCCCGATGTTGTCGCGTACACCCTGCAGTGTGTCATAGCCATGGCGCCTGGCTTTAGTGCTGCGCTGGCCAAACAGATTGAGGAACAAGTGAAGGCTGAATTTGGTGGCCGGCGTTTTTTTGTGCCCAAGGGGGCCAAACGGCTGACCCCTGAGCAGCGCCAAGCGGTGTTTACCGATGGGCTCACCAAAATGCCCACGGATGAGATTGTGGAAAAACACAAAGTCAGTCGCAGAACGGTTTACAACATCATGAAAGAGGGTGGCGGTCGATTCTGTGAGTAGTGCAAATTTGCCCTATTTTGCACAGCCAATTTTTGAGAAAGTCGGGCTCCAACCCCCTACGGAGCCCACATGGCCGGAATCGATCTTGCACAAGCCCAAACCCAGCTCAGCGCCTACCTGGCCGCTGAGACGGCTGTTTTAGCGGGCCAGAGCTACGAAATTGCAGGCCGAATGCTCCAGCGCGCAGATCTGGACCTGATTCAAAAGGGCATCACCATTTGGGACGCACGCGTCAAAACCCTGAGCGTGCGTGCCAAAGGCCGCAGCCGCGCCCGCACCGTTGTAGCAGGCTGACATGACCAACCGCACACCCCCACTCGCGCCCGCGCTCACCTCGCAAAACCTGCTTGATAAAGTCATTGCCTACGCCATGCCTGGCGTGGCCATGCGTCGCCAGGCCCAGCGCAGCCAGTTGGCTTTGTCGGGTGGCTACACCGGCGCCAAGATTGACCGCGCCCAGCTCTCGCGCTGGCAACCCACCGCCGGCAGCGCCAATGCCGACACCATACGCGACCTGCCTATGCTGCGCGCGCGCAGCCGGGACCAAATGCGCAACGCCCCGGTGGCCCTGGGCGCGCTCAACACCACGGTCAGCCACGTGGTGGGCACCGGCCTGACCTACACCCCGGCCATTGACGCCAAATTTTTAGGCCTGACCGACGAACAAGCCGAGGCCTGGGGCGACAACACCAAGCGCCGCTTCAAAGCCTGGGCCGAGACGCCCGACTGCGACGTGGCCCGCCAGCTCGACTTTTATGGCCTGCAAGAACTCGCCTTCCGGTCGTACCTAGAGTCGGGCGACGCCTTTGTGTTCACGCCCGTCATAGCCCGCGCTGGCAAGCCCAAAAAGCTGGCGCTGCAACTCATTGAGGCCGATCGCGTTTGCAACCCCCACCGCGCCGCCGACACTGACAGCCTGATTGACGGCGTGGTCACCCACCCGCCCACGGGCGAAGTGCTGGGCTACTGGGTGGCCCGCCAGCACCCGGGCGCCAGCCATGGCAAACCCAATGTGTGGGACTACGTGGCTGCGCGGGGTGACTCCACAGGCCGGCGCAATGTGCTGCCCCTGTTCAAGCCCTTGCGCCCTGGCCAAGTGCGCGGCGTGCCATGGATTGCGCCCATCCTCGAACCACTGAAACAACTGGGCCGCTGGTCAGACGCTGAGCTCAACGCCGCCGTGGTGTCCAGCTTGCAAGCAACCTTTGTCACCATGGACGCAGAAGCCTTTGACAGCCTGTACGACGAAGACGCCCAAGGCGCCATCATCGAATCAGCGAGCAAATGGTCGGGCGAGATGGAGTCTGGCAAAGCCATCAACCTGCTGCCCGGCGAAAGTATTGAATCACCCACCCCCGGCCGGCCCAACCCGGCGTTTGACCCCTTCTGGACAGCCATGGTGCGCCAGATTGGCATGGCGCTAGAAATGCCGTTTGAAGTGCTGGTGATGCACTTTCAAAGCAGCTACTCGGCGGCCCGCGCCGCGCTGCTCATGGCTTGGAAGGCATTCAGGGCCAAGCGTGATTTCTTGGCCAAAAACTTTTGCCAGCCCGTGTTTGAGCTGTGGTTGGCTGACGAAGTGGCCCAAGGCACCATCAACTGTCCCGGCTTTTTTGCCGACGACATTGTGCGCGCCGCCTGGTGTGCGGCCATTTGGACTGGCGACGGCCCGGGCAGTATTGACCCCGCCAAAGAAGTAGACGCTGCCCGCAAGCGCGTGGAGCTGGGCATCAGCACCAAACAGGCTGAAAGCATCTTGCACGACGGCGTGGACTGGGAGCAAAAGCACGAGCAGCGGGTGAAAGAGATCAACGCTGAAAAGCGCGATGGCATCTACGTGCCGCCCGCCGGCAGCCCGGCATTGCCCGTGACCAAAGACAAAGCTGAAGAGACCGACGAAGACGACGACAGCGAGCCCGCCAAGGCCCCCGCCAAAGACGACAGCGCCCAGGCCATTGCCCGCCTGACGGCTCGCCTGGATGGCATGGCCGCCCAGCCACCCAGCATCAACATCACCACGCCGCCAGTCACCATCCACCAGGGGGACACCCACGTGCACCCCGGCAACACCACCATCCAGCAGGGCGACCAGCACACCCACCTGCCCGAAGGCATGGTGACCCTGGAGGCCAGCGTGGCCGCCCCGGTGGTCAATGTGGCCGTACCGCCCACGCAAGTGGTGGTGCAGCAGGCCCCCAAGCAAGCCATGCAGCAGATCCACAAGCGTGACGCCGATGGCAATTTGATTGAAACCATCACCAAGCCTATCGAATGACCACCTACATCGTTACCAACCTCGCCTCTGGCGCCGAGTCGTACCGCTACGCCGCCGACGCCCCCATTGCCTGGGCCGGCATGGAATTCGACACCCACGACCACAGCCCAGCAACCCATTAATTTAAGGACACCTCATGCCCACTTCGACCCTAACCAAATTCCAACCCACGCCATATCAGACGCTCACTGCGGTAGTTATTTCAGACAAGAAGGCTTCCCCAGTCACCGCCTGACAGGGTGTTCCTGTTACCTCC